AGAATACGATACAGAGCAGGTTATCACTAAGACCCCCTCGAAATAAAAACTTCCCCCCGTGCCCTTTAGGGTCAGGGGGGTTGTTTTTATTTCTTCTTTAGTCATGCCATGCGATGACCCAAGGCATTTCACTACCTATCCATGCGTCGTGGTAAATTGCCGCAATTTTAATGTCGAAATAGTCGTATTTTCTCTTTGCTTTTTTACCGCCAATATACACTTTTATTCCTTTCCCCTTTAGTATCGCTGCCATGCTTAAGGCTTCTTTCCGGCTGTTGTACCATGCGAAGCGGTTTACATCCTTGTGTGTAATTGTTTCATGTGTCATTTTGTTGTCCTCCTTTACTCAATCGCGTAGAAAACTTTTTCCGTCTTCGGTTCTTGCGATTGTTTCCCAATTTTCTTTATCAAGATATCTTGTTGTATCTACGTAGTCGATGTCGATCCGTTTAATAATGGAGAATGTGTAGGAATCTCCATTTTCGTTGGCTGCGCTGTAGTCGAATCTTTTGTATAGATAGTTTTTTGTGCATACGATTCTGTTTCTAATGACTTTTTCAAGGAATCCTTTTTTTACTTTCATTTTGTTTTCCCCTTTCTTTTTATGTCTCTATTGTAGCATATGATTCTTTATTTGTCAATAGAAAATTCTATTTTTTTTTGGGAATTTTGCAGGCAGTTGCCACGTTTAGTCACGCGATAGCGTCTCCACCGCGTCCCCCGTCCCCGCAAGGGCAAAGCCCTTGCCCTTCAATACCTGTCCGCATTGGCTTTTTCGCGCTGTATGTGGCATTTGTCGTGTAGGGGGTACGGCTATATCTTTTAACGCTTTTCTTTTGTCCTGCGTGCTCCTGTGGCTGTTTATGGGCATTTTTTTATAATTATAAAAAAAACCTTCTTGACACTTCTTTTTTTTTGTGTTATTTTCTATTCACACGAAGGGCATTTGAATCTTCGCATAATTCCTTTCGTGAATTACGAAAGGAATTTTTTATTGCCTTTCGGGAAAGGAAAAAAAGTAAGATTATGAGCTTATCGAATGCAGAACTTTACCCACAATTTTTAGTTTTGTATTACTCTGCTGAAAAATCCGGTCGTTTAGTTGAACTTCTGGAAATTGGTATTGCTTCGAATTTTCATGATTGCTGTTTCCGCTATTGAATATCGTAAGCTTGTCTTTTCTGATGTTCTTGCTTCACATGGTCTTTCGCTGAAGGTTCGTGTTTATCATCTTATCCGTGCTAAAATCTAAAATCGTAGAAAGAGGTATTTTTATGAAAATTAAAGTATATGGCAAGGCTCATCTTTTCGGGACGTCGAAGAAAACCGGCAACAAGTATGATTTCATCCAGCTTCATTGTTTAGTTCCTCAGCGTGGCGTCGAGGGTGAGGCCGCAAAGGTCATTTCTATTTCTCCTGCTATCGTCAATTATGATTCTATTATCGTCGGTAAGTCTTGTTCCGTCGAAGTTGATTTTGATGGTCGCGTTTATTCTTGCGTTCCTGAGAAGTTTTAATTCTTTTGCTGGTGGTTCGGGGGTTCACCCTATAAACATGTCGTGCCCCCTGAACCACTATTCCGACAAGTAGTAATACGTCGGAATAGTGGTACAAAAATGTACCTTAAGGGGGTATAAAATGGTTCAGTACAACAAGTCTGTTGTTACTGATACTGGAACTTATTCTATTGATTATTTTACTTTTGACTTTCTTCTTTTAACTACAATTCGCATATTTGATTTGCTTCTTCTTGAAATAGAGAAACTTAAGAGTTCTTGTATCAAGTATCAACACTTCCAAACTAATTATTTTGGTAATTTGAAAGAAGTTTTCAATGTGATTCACTTCATATTGAGCTTTCACAAAATAATTTTCAACTTCGTCTTTCGTTTAATCCGAATCACTGTATAAATTCCTCTATATTGGTGTTCTTGCTCCGCTTTGTTCGTGTTAACTGTTCCGTTATTGCATTTCGTGTTTCTCGTTGTGATTTCACTTACGATATTCCTTTTCATCCTGATTCTGTTATGTTGCTTACTCGGAAAAATGAAGGTCACTTAAAATCTACTCGTTATTATGGTGTGCGTGGTACATCCGGTTATCTTCGTATTTATGACAAGCGCTTGGAAGAACAGTCTCGGTTAAAGGATGATTTGATAGGTCATGATTTAACTCGTCTTGAATGGGAAGTCCGTAATGAACAGCCTTTTAAGTTTGATCAATTTGCTGTTCCTGATTTCTCATCTCTTTCTGGTGCTGTTGCTCTTCTTAAATATGTAGCTCCTGAGAATTATAATGCTGCTTTGCTTGAGCTTGATAAGCGCACTCGTAAGAAAGTAAAAGATTCTGTTTTTACTCCATATCCTTTGATCCTGAGTTTTTTTTCCACCTCAAGGAAGTCTATCTCAGAGAATACGGCTTGCTTGACACGTTCCCGCAGTCGTGGCCGTCTAAGTTGGATGTATGTATATAGCTATTTCGCGGGGTGGTGCAATGGTAGCACGTCACGCTCTGAATGTGAAACTGCTGGTTCGAGTCCAGACCCCGCAACCAAAACGGATTTGACTTCCGTTATTTGATGCCGTGAAAGGTGGTGGCGAAGTGAAGAAAAAGCAGCGGTGCTTATTGAAGCGCTTCGTCGCCCTTGTCGCGGTTCTGATGTTTTGTGCGTCTCTTTGTGTCCCTGCGTTTGCTTCAAATAATGCTCAATGGCGTAAATGGGTTATTACTGATGAAGCTATGTTACCTAATGAGCAGGGTACTAATTCAAAATATTTTCAGCTTACACCCTTTCAGGATGGTGCTGTTTATGCTGCTGTCGTTCAGTCTTTTTCCTCGAAGTTCCGTTTTACTGTTACTAATGATGATGGCTCCTCTGTTCATGGTGGCAATTCTTTTGCGCTGAATTGCTATAATTATCCTGATTGGTGGCGCTCTGCTATTCCTTTAGGTGCTTTGTCTTATATTCAAGTTGTGCCTAAGTCTATCGGGTATGCTTCTTCGCCTTTTGCATCTTCTTGGACTTCTGCTTCTACTGCTCGTCTTTACTTTTTTGATAGTAATAATCGTATTGACTCCCTTGTTTGGTCTACTGCTGGGGACTCTTCTAATCTTACTTCTGTTGGCGGTTATTCTACGGCTGTTGCTCCTCATATTTATCTGACTGAAGCTTCCTTTCCCACCGAACCTTCTACTTTTATTGTCTGTGGTGCTTTATGGGTGAATGTTGGGCAAACTTACCGTGTTTCCCTTTCCAGTTTCCAGAATATTGTTACAGGTTGGCCCATTATCTCGTCTGATACTCCTACTTTGGGCGTTGGGCTTTCTACTGCTTATCTTACTAATTTGTCTTCTGATCGTCTCGTTATGGGTGTTCGCGTTAATGACGGTTTTTATTGTATGATGACTGCTGAGATCACTTTTTGGGTTGATGCTAATAAGTTGCCCTCTGGTCTTAAAGTTGGCGATGAATTCCCAGCTGATACTGATGCTTTTGATGATTTGCGTGATTCTCTTATTGAACAGTTCCCGGAAGCTTCTGATAATATCCAAAATGGCAAGGACACTTTGACCGGTTGGAATGATACTGATACCGTAGATATTGATGTTGCTTCATCTGCTATGTCTGTTCTTAACGCCTTGTTTCAGAATCTCGGTTCTTTCCTCTTCATTGTTTCTCTTATGGTTTTCGGTGCTGTTGTTCTTCGTATGTTCATTAAAAAGGCGGTGTGGATGACTTTTACTGAATTCTTTAAGCAGGTTTTCGGGTTGTTTGGTTCCGGTGGCGCGCTCGTGATTGCCGTTGTCGTTTTCCTTGTTTCTCTCGGCATTTATAAATTCGTAAAGGATTGGTTACCATGGTAGATTTTGTTTCAACACTTGGTACGGTTACCTCGTTTATTGCTAATGTGCTGAATCTCCCTTTCTTTGGCTTCGGTACCTTTGGTAACTTCGTTCTTGTCTGTCTCCTGCTTTCGCTTGTTGGTTTTGTTCTTCGTGGCCTTTGGGATGGAGGTGATAAATAATGGAAGTTCCTACTATTATTAAAACTTGGGTTGATTCTGACGGCGTTTCCGTCTATACAGTGCAGTATAAAGATGGTAGCACTTGCGATATGACAGTCCAGCAGTACGATTATCTCAAGGCATCCGCGCAGGCTGTCGCCGACTTGGATGCTAATGCTTCTGCTGATTCTCAGACGGAAGAAACTCCTGCTCCCGCTGAACCTGCGCAGAACATTTCCGAAAGTCCGGACCTTCGTGATGGCTATGTACCGCAGGAAGAAGATTTACCTTTTGAGGGGAGTTTGACAGCTTATGATGACCGCGCCGCAGATACTCCGGCTCTGTATGTTAATCTCCCTGCTGTCTCTAATAGTTTCACTGCTATTATGGATTGGTTCGGTGATACGTTTTTTTATTGAACGGAGTGAGACGGTGCACAAGTCCGGCTTTACGTCTGAAAGGTACTCCTATAATAGTTCGACTCAACTTATTCAGCTCCCTTACGAGGAAGATATTACTACTACATCTCAAGTTCTCAACCCGCAAGCTTGCGTTTCTGCTTTGCTTGTTGTCCTTGTCTTCATTACTACTGTTACTTGGATTAAAAACGCGATTTGGGGGCGGCATGAGCTGATGGAAATTTTACCTTTTGCAATATTGTTTCGGCATCTTTTCTGTCCCCGAAATTGGTTATTTTATTATTTTCGCTGCTGTTTTCTCTATGTTGGTTCTCCTGTTGCGTCCGTGACAGGTTCCAAAATATTTTTTTTGAAAGGGTGATGACTTCAGACTCCTTCTACTTCCATTGTTGGCGCGCTGCTTTCTCAGGTCGGCGAATTTTTCACTCAGATGATTACTTGGATGGGTCAGCTGATTGATTTCTACGAGCAGCAGCCGATTCTTCTCGTATTCGTCATTCTGACGATTGCAGGAATCGTGCTTCGTCTTCTCCGCCGTTGGATTCCTGGCCGTTCCTAAAGTGTGAGAAAACGTCACCGACCATTTTTTGGTCGGCGACGTTTTCTCGTTTTATGAAAGGATTATATGTTATGGTTTATGGTATTCTTATCTTTTGTATTTGCTGGCTTTTTGTATATATCGATAATTATTGCAAAAATCCCTACAAATTGGAAGCTGTTGTTGGTTCAAAAGGTTCTGGCAAATCTCTGTATATGTCTCGTGTTGCTGATAAGTGGCTACGTTCTAATAAAGGGCTTATTTATAGCAATATGGGTATTGGTTATGAGTTAGAGCCGGAATATTGGAAACAGACCTTTGTTCCTGATTCCCTTATTCTTATTGATGAGATAGGCGTGCTCCACTCTAATCGTGATTTTAAGACTATGCCACGGGATGCTGTCGAGTTTTTCAAGATGCAGCGCAAATATCATTTAACAATTATTGTATCTTCTCAAACTATGGATTTTGATAAAAAGATTCGTGACCTCTGCGACCGTATTTATTTATGCAATCGCATTGGCTGGTTCTGTCGCCTTACTCCCTATCGCTCCTGTATCGCTATGGAACATCGCCCCGAGGGGGGCCAAGAGTTGGTCAACACGGTGCGGAAGGCGGGTCGGGCAAGGTGGTATACTATCCCCAAGTCCGTGAAGCTGGTGAGTGCCTTAGAATACGATACAGAGCAGGTTATCACTAAGACCCCCTCGAAATAAAAACTTCCCCCCGTGCCCTTTAGGGTCAGGGGGGTTGTTTTTATTTCTTCTTTAGTCATGCCATGCGATGACCCAAGGCAT